CTTCTGCATCTCTAGGTGATGAAATTAGAATTATTGACGGTACAGGAACAGCAGGAACTAATAATATTACAGTTGCAAGAAACGGTCATAACATTATGGGCGCTGCTTCTGATTTAACTATTAACCTTAATGCAACCGGTATTGGTTTAGTATACTATAATGCATCTAGAGGTTGGATACTTATAGAGAATTAATATGACAACACTATCTAGTATAAGAAGAACTATAGATTTAGAAGAAGGTGTCGGGGTTGAGACATATACCACTGCAGCAGAATTACCAACTACAGGACTGACAGCTGGTAGTCAAGCTTTTGTAACTTCTACTGGTAGACTTTACATTAGTAACGGATCTGGCTGGTATAACATTGCATTAATAAATCAAGCTCCTTACTGGATCGAACAACCAGATGGTTCTTACGCATTGTCTACGACAGGCCTTTCAACGGTAATCACTATATTAGCTGGTGATAGTGATGGTTCTGTACCCACTTACACAGCTACATCTGATAGCGACTTTAACTCAATAGCTACTATTACTACTGATAGTGAAGGTGCTGATGGTACAAGGTTTATTATTACACCTATTGATAGTGAAAACGGTACAGCTATAGCTGGAACCGGTACTGTAACTTTTATTGCTACTGATGGAATAAATCAAGCATCTGTAGTTTCTACGTTTAGTTTAACATTTGGTCCTAATTGGTCCACTATAACAGAATCAAAAGTCTATGCATCAAACGCTGGTGCTGGTGATCAATTTGGATGGTCAGTTGGAATTAATGGTGATGGTACTTATGCTATTGTTGGCGCAGTATATGAAGATTATGCTTCTACTAACACTGGCGCTGCTTATATCTTTACAAGATCAGGATCTACTTGGACAGAACAAGCTTTATTAAGAGCATCAGATGCAGCAAACAGTGATGAATTTGGTAATGCTGTTGATATTAATGGCGACGGTGATATAGCTATTATTGGTTCTAAAGGTGATGATGATGGTGGTACATCATCTGGTTCAGCCTATGTCTTTACAAGATCTGGTTCAACTTGGACACAGCATCAAAAATTAGTTGCATCAGATGACACCACAAATGATAGATTTGGCAGTACAGTGGCGATAAGTAAAGACGGTATGTATGCAGTTATAGGAGCTTTTCAAAAAGATAATGGTGGCGCTACACAAGCTGGCGCTGCATACATCTTCTCAAGATCTGGTTCCACTTGGACACAACAAGCTAAATTACTAGCATCAGATGCACAAGCATCTGATCATTTTGGGTGTTCAGTTGGAATTAGTGGTGATGGAACTTATGCTATTATTGGCGCAGAGTTTGAAGATGGTGGAGCAGGCGACCCAATATCTGGTGCTGGTGCAGCATATATCTTTAAAAGAACCAATACTTCATGGCAACAAGAAGCAAAAATATTAGCATCGGATGCGCAAGCTAATGATTATTTTGGTTTTTCAGTTGATATAAATTTTGATGGTACTACAGCTATTATAGGCGCATTTTATGAGGATGGTGGTGCAGGTGATCCATATAATGGCGCCGGCGCAGCATATATTTTTACAAGATCAGTAAATACATGGACCCAACAACAACAGCTTCATTCAACAACACCAAATCCAAGTAATATCGGTCAATTTGGACACAGTGTATCAATAAATGATGACGGAAACATTGCAGCGATTGGCGCGACATACGAGCTAGATGCAAATGACAGTGATATTGGTGCCGGTCGAGTTCATGTTTTTGAAAAATCTGGTTCTACTTGGTCATCAACAAAAGTAATTATAGCATCAGATTCACAAAGAAATGATTATTTAGGTGAAGGAACTGGAGGGGCTAAAGGCGTAGGCATAAGTAATGATGGTAATTATATTATTGCTGGTGCAAAGCAAGAAGATGGTGGTGCTGGCGACCCTCTAACCGGCCAAGGCGCTGCATACATTTACGAAGCAGGTTAAAAATTGTTAAACAAAGGAAACAAACAAAATGGCAAGACCAACATCTAAAGCTCGCGGGATAGCTAAACTAATTAATTCCGAAGGTACTATTATTAGATCAAAAGTAGCAGGTGTCACTTTTGACTCTGATCAGGTTGTTACAATTGTAGGTGAAAATGCTTCTTCTACGGCTGTATACACTACTGCAGCAGAATTACCAACTACAGGACTGACAGCTGGTAGTCAAGCTTTTGTAACTTCTACTGGTAGACTTTACATTAGTAACTCTAGCGGGTGGTATAACATTGCATTAATTAATCAAGCACCATATTGGATTGAACAACCAGATGGTTCTTACTCACTATCCACTACTGGCGCGTCTACAATAATCACTATATTAGCTGGTGATAGTGATAGCACAGCTCCGACATACACTGTAACTGCAGATAGTGATTTTAACACGATTGCTACTATCTCTACTGACAGCGAGGGTGCAGACGGTACAAGGTTTATTATTACACCTATTGATAGTGAAGGTGGTACAGCTGTAGCAGGTTCAGGTATTGTAACTTTTGTAGCTACTGATGGAGTTAATCAAGCATCTGTAGCATCTACTTTTAGTATAACATTTAGTCCTAATTGGTCAAGTAGTTTTGCTGTCCAAAAGCATATAGTTTCACCAACACCTACTCAAAGCTCAAGCTTTGGTAACATGGTTGCAATGAGTGGAGAAGGTAATGACTTACTAGTCATGTCTCCTGTATATGATTATGCTCAAAACACCCCGGCATATTTCTTTAGTACTACGAATAATTGGACAACTTATTCAAGTCAAACGGTTTCGGCTAGTGGTACGGGTTATTCCGGACATACGAGTTTAGGATTTTCGCAAAAAGCTGGTTGTTTAAGTGGTGATGGTAATTATGCTTGTATACCAGCGTTTAGACAAGGTTCAAACTTACTAGGTAGACTTTACATATACAAAAAAACTGCAGGTACTTGGGCTCAAGAAGCAACATTTGACGGAACATATGATGGCAATTTTGGTCCATATCTAGGAAGCGGTAGTATGTCAATGAACAATGATGGTACTGTTTTAGCAGTTGGTAGTATTAATGATGCGCCTGGCCAGCTCAATGTATATACAAGATCAGGTACAAGTTGGACAGCAAGAACACAAATTAATGGTAGTGGTACCGATACAAGTAGTGGAGACTTTGGAAGAGCAGTAGTATTATCAAGCGATGGTAGTGTCATAGCTGTAGGTCATCCTAGATGGTCAAATATAGCAACCTCTGAACCAAGAAAGGGTAAGGTTTTTGTTTATACTAGAAGCGGAGATGCTTGGGTTTCAAGCGCGGAATTTTCACCACCTTATGATCAAACTTACGGTGTTGGTGAGTGGGGTCAAACTGTAGATATTAGTTCTGATGGATTGAAGATTATTGTAGGCGCGTACGATTTCACAGATTCGGGTAATAGATGGTCATACCCTTATGATGCTACAGGAAGAATATATGTTTACACAAGACCAGATTCGAGTAGTACTTCATGGTCACAAGCAGCAATAATAGATAAAGTTACAACTTCAAATTTTGGTGGTCAATATGAAGGTAATCAACAATTGAAGTTTGCGAATGATGGTAAGTTTATATTTACAAGCAGTTCTTTTACAGATGCGACAGCCAATTCACCAAATCAATACGGTGTAGTACATGTGTATGAAGATACTTCAGTTTCGACTGACGGCACTGCTTGGACAGAAAGACAAAGTATTTTTGGAAGTGAGTCACCTTTAAGTTTAACAGTAAATAAAAATTTTGGAAATTCTATTGATGTTAGCTCTACAGGAAGTTTTGTTGTAGTTGGACAACCATCTCATGTAGAAAGTGGTTTAACCAATGCTGGTAGAATCACTATTCTTAAACCAGCTTAATGGTTGTTAAACAAAGGAAACAAATAAAATGGCAAGAAGATCTAAAGCACACGGTATTGCAAAACTAGTTGGAAGAGCTGGTTTAGTTAGAAACGAGGTTGTAACAACTTTTGATTCTGATCAAGTTGTTACCATTGTAAGTGAAAACGCAACTACTGTTACAGGTGGTGATGCAATTACAATTACATCTGGTGTTGTTAATCATGACGATACTTCATCCCAAGCATCAGTCAATAACTCTGGATCAAATTTTATTCAAGATATTACACTTGATACTTATGGTCACGTGACTGCAATTACATCTGCAGAAGCAGCTGGCGGCGATCCTTATGTTAATGTTAATTCTACCGCCACTGCTGCAACTGCTAGCGGTACAGACGGTATTGCAGTTGGTGGTTTAACTTATGCCTTAGGTGGCAATACCATTTCTATAGGAAGACAAGCTGGGCAATATACAACCGCATCCACTGGTAACTCTATTCATATTGGTGCATATGCGGGCCAATCTTGTAATGCTGGCGATGAGATATGTATAGGATATAGCGCCGGCAGTCATGGTTATTTAAATACGAATACTCATTTAAGAAGAAATTCTGTAAATATTGGTCAATTTGCTGGAAGATTTTCCGGCAATAGCCGCGAAATTAGCATTGGGGAACAAGCAGGCGCTACCGATAATCAAAACGCATATAATATTGCGAGGAATAATGGTTCAAACGCGAATATTAATATAGGATATTGGGCTGGATATAAATCTGTTAATACATATGAAAATGTTAGAATTGGCCCAAATGCTGGTTATAATTATGGATCGAATACCATAACTTATACCAATAGTTATGGTAATGTTATTATTGGTGGTTATGCTGGGCAACATGGCGCTAATCAGACAAATGTATATAGCAATGTTACTATTGGTCGCCAAGCTGGCACAGGTCGCGAAAACGGTTATGAGAACGTTGAAATAGGAGCACAAGCAGGTAATGGTGCCGAAGGGTATCGTTGCGTCTATATAGGTGCTAGTTCGGTTCCGGCCAATAATGGTACTACTGTACAATGGGAAAATGTTATTGGATCTCAACTGACTGGAAAGGGTGGTAATACACTATACACGCGAGGAGCTCCTTACAACTCCTTTAACCAATCTTCTTGGTCTACAACATCAGATGAAAGAGTTAAAACTAATATCACAGATTACACTCTTGGTCTAGACGCCCTCGGCCAAGTGAATGTAAAGACTTTTAATTATAGATCAGATTCAGATATTGCAACCAACTCACCGGAGTTAGCAGATAGTGATGGATTGGTTCATGAAGGATTAGATACAGAAAAAACTGATATTGGTATTATTGCTCAGGAATTGGAATTAATCCTTCCTAATACAGTAACTATTCGCGACAATGGTATGAAGTCTGTCAATAAGGATGAATTGTTCTGGGTTATGTTGAACAGTATTAAAGAACTTAAAGCAAGAGTAGAAGCGTTAGAGAATGCTTAATAAGAATTATATAAATACATTACAACTAGTTGAGTAATTTCATATATGGCTTATAATTTCGATTCAGATTTTTATCCTTTAATGACCAGAGTGGATCATGGTGGTCCTGGCATTCTTGTTGACTTTAATGAGAATAGTGATTTTGAAGGTGTGTTCACTGTTACTCTTGATTCTGATTATGTAGTAAACTTAATTCAAGAACAAACGACCAGCGGATCTGGATTAGATTCAGAACAAGTTTATAACATGATCCGCGAGCATTCAGCATTTACTGATTCAGATTTAGCTGTACTTGCTACTTTAAGAAATGAAGTTGATCAGTTAAAAGCTGATAGAGATTCTGATTCATTAAAAATTCAATTCTTACAAACACGTGTAGATCAATTACAAATTTTATTAGATTCTGATCAAACTAGCTTACTTGATATTATACAAAGACTAGATTCAGATATGATTTCGATTGCTGAGCTCAAACGTAACGCTGATTCAGATGCAAACGTAATCAGATCTTTGGTATCAACTTTAGATTCTGATGGTAGGTTATTAGAAAAGGTCTTACAAAATGAAGAAGACATTGCAGTATTGATAGCAAGACATGATTCAGATGATTCAGATTATAGATATAAATTTGATAACTTATCAATTGACGCTAATGCAATTAATGATATTAATGCTAGATTAGATTCAGATGAAATAGCTATCCAGCATGTTACAACAAGATTAAAAGTAGTAGAAAATAATTTAGATTCAGATAGAGTACATACTGATGATCGTATAAGAATAATCAACTCAAGAATTACAAATAATGAAGATTCGGATTATTACGATTCTGACAGAACAGTAAGAACAATAGGTTTAAACAATTATGGTAACTTAGCTGATAGTGATGTACTACATGCTGCTATCGTAAAAGAAACGGGTTCTCATCTTACAAGAATTATCACTCTTGAGAATCTTTTAGGTATAGGTGTTGTACAAGCTGCGACAGCTGTAACTGATTCAGATCTTAACACAATTGAATATACACAAACAGGTAGTACACTATCTTCAGAAACAAAAGTGTCATGGTATGTGTATAGTTTAGGTGGTGGTGAGATTATCAAAAGATCATTTACAATTGGTCAAGGTGCTAGCTTTACATCTATATTAAGATCAATTGTTTATACAGTGAATAACGATTCAATGGCTATGAACTATTTTGATAAGTTTATAATCGATTATGATTCAGCGTTGGATAATGACGACACTATCCACTTTAGATTTAAAACAGGATTTGAAGACATGACATTCGATGCAGTCGTAGAATCATCAGCGGACAATGGTAGATTGGTTGTCACGCAATAATTGGAATACTATAAATAAAGAAAGAATTACAGGAGTTTCACAATGGCATTTTTAGTTAGCCCAGGTGTTCAAATTGTAGAAAAAGATCTTACTAACATCATTCCAGCAGTAGCTACGTCTATTGGTGGGTTTGCTGGTAAGTTTGAATGGGGACCAGCGTTAGATGTAACGACTGTTTCTTCTGAAAAAGATCTTATTGCAAAATTTGGATACCCTAAAGTTTCAACAAACGACGCGTCCAGCACAAGGGATGATTGGTATACAGCAGCTAACTTCTTGGGTTATGCAAACCAGTTACAGGTTGTTAGAGCAATTTCAGATGGAGCTAGAAATGCTGCATCCCAACCGGTAGTAGGTTCTGCATCTACTGTATCAGTTGTGTTATCTGGTACAGCTTCTTCAACCGGATTTACAGTTAATATTAATGGTTCGTCAACATCAATTACTTTCACAGCAGATAACACTGATCTAGGTTCAATAGCAGCTGCAATGGTTGATGTTTTGGATTCAGATGGATATTCAAGTGTATCGGTCGACTCAGAAGGTATTGCAGGTATCATTGATCCAACAGTCAAATATTCAGCAATAGGTATAAGTCTGCCTGCTGCACAAACCGTTAACGGTGTTACATTTACATTCTTTATTAATACTGATGCTTCTGCAACAACTACACTAACTTCTGCACAGCTTAATAACTTTGATGACTTCTTAGTTGAAAAATCTACTTTAGTCAACGGTTCGGTTTATGCTAGATATCCAGGTGCATTAGGAAATAGTATTGGTATTGTTATGATTGATGCATCAATTGCTGATTCAGATTTTAAAAATACTAAGTTGTTTGGAAACGTAACTGGTGCATCATTGTTTGATACACTACCTTCAACAAGTGTTTGGGGTTCATCGTATACAACTGCTCCTCAAGACGAAATGCATATTATTGTTTATACCACCGATACACTTATCACTGGTAGTGCAAATCAAGTACTCGAGACATATGCTTACGTTTCAAAAGCTAGAAACGCCAAGACAGCAGATGGTGGCGCCAACTATTACGTTGATAGTATTAACGCTGAGTCTCAATGGATCTATATGCTCAACGAAGAAACTGCAGCACAAAGCGGTACCATTACGGGCAACACGCTTATTGGTTCGTCATTAACATCATTGACTGGTAATACAAGATTTAATTATTTAGCAACAAATGCTAGCTTGACAGGTGTTAGAAAATACAACCTTGCAGGTGGTAATGATGGTTTGACAGTAACAGATGCAAATTATACTTCAGCTTATGATCTTTTAAAAGATGATCAAATTGTTGATGTTAATTTGCTTATTACAGGTGAAAGATCGAAAACTGTTAGCAAATATGTTATAACAATAGCTGAGACTAGAAAAGATGCAATTGCATTCTGTTCACCAGATTACTCTTCATCAGTTAACAATCCTACGGCGGCAAAAGTTATTAACTATTATTCAGACTTTAACTCAACTTCGTATGCTGTATTTGACTCTGGTTATAAGAGACAATATGACAGATACAACGACGAGTATTTCTGGATTCCTCTTAATGCTGATACAGCTGGACTTACAGCTAGAACTGAATTTACTAACGAAGCTTGGTTCTCACCTGCCGGTCTTAACAGAGGATTTATTAATAACGTAGTTAAGTTGTCATTCAATCCAAATCAAACAGATAGAGATCAATTATATCCAAATAGAATCAATCCAATTGTCACATTAAGAGGACAAGGAACACTTCTTTATGGTGATAAGACAGCTCTCTCAAGACCTTCTGCATTTGATAGAATCAATGTACGTAGATTGTTTATTGTACTCGAGAAAGCAATTGCAACTGCTGCTAAGTATCAGTTGTTTGAGTTCAACGATGACCTTACAAGAAGAACTTTTGTAAATGCTGTTGAGCCTTTCCTTGCTGAAGTATTGTCAAGAAGAGGTCTTACAGATTTTAAGGTTGTGTGTGACACATCAAATAACACAGGTCAAGTTATCGATAGCAATCAATTTGTTGCTGATATCTACCTGAAGCCAGCGCGCTCAATCAACTTCATTACGTTGAATTTTGTTGCAGTAAGAACTGGTGTATCATTTAGTGAGGTAGCAGGAGCTTAATATGACTGTACGTATTGATGATTTTAAAACAGCTTTAGCTGGTGGTGGTGCAAGAGCCAATCTATTTAGAGTCAATTGCAATTGGCCGAATGGTACAATTCAAGGTGATGCCAACAATCCATTCGGAGCTGCAGAGACAGAAGCACTAAGTTCGTTTATGATTAAAGCTGCACAAATGCCAGCTAGATCAATTGGTTCAGTTTTAGTTCCTTTTAGAGGTAGACAACTTAAAGTATCTGGCGATACTGTTTATGATGATTGGACAGTTAATATTATTAATGACAACAACTTTGCTGTAAGAAATGCTTTCGAAAGATGGCAAGATGCGATTAACGGCGCAGCAAGTAACGTATCTGGTAATGGAGTGGATGCTGCTTCATTTGATTCATACGTTGCTAATATGGAAATCGAACAACTAAGTCGTTCGGGTGCTGTGATTAAAAGATATGTTATTGTTGGTGCATGGCCAACTGTTGTAGATGCAATCGATGTATCTTATGACCAGACCGACACAATTGAAGAGTTTGGAGTTACATTTAGTTATCAATGGTGGGAAGCAAATACAACTACAGCTCCTACAACAGGTAGAACTACCGCTGACATTGAAACACCTTCTGTAACTTCTTAATCTCTTCATTATATAATGAGGAGTCCTTATGGCTGTACAAAAAGAAGATCTCTTTGGATTCGAGCTTGTTCAAAACAAGAGCGATAAACCTCAGGCTTCACCCATTCCTAAACCACTCGACGATGGAACAGACCTTCCAGTTGGTGGTAGGATTGGTTATACCTACGAACAACACACCAAAGCAAGAAACGAACATGCATTAATAGCACAGTACAGAGATATTTCTTTTTATCCAGAAGCTGATGCTGCAATTGATGACATTGTTAACGAAGCTTTTACTACTGAGCACGAAAGACCTACTGTTTCAATCCGCCTTGATCTTTTAAACATCAATGATAGAATTAAAAAAGTTATTAGAGAAGAGTTCAAAACAGCTCTTCATCTTTTAAAATTTCAAAGAAAATCATATGATATTTTTAGACAATGGTATATTGATAGTAGACTTTATTATCAAGTAATTGTTGATCCTAAAGATCTTAAAGCTGGTATCAAAGAACTAAGACCTATTGATGCATTAAAAATTAAAAGAAATATAATACCTGAATTTGATAAAGATCCAAGAACAGGTGCACCTGTTCTTGTTAAAGTCGATGAATGGTTTGAATATTCACCTGACGGTTCAACACAAAATGGTACAAAGCTTTCAAAAGATTCAATTATTTTCTGCCCATCAGGTTTAGTAGATAGGAACAAAGGGCAAATTGTTGGTTATATGGACAAAGCCATCAAGCCATTTAACAATTTACGCTCGATGGAAGATGCACTTATTGTTTATCGTATTGCTAGAGCGCCTGAAAGAAGAATTTTTTATGTTGATGTAGGTACATTACCTAAGATTAAAGCTGAAACATATCTTCGTGATATGATGAATCGGTATAGAAATAAAATAGATTACAACCCCAACACAGGAGAGATTCGTGATTCTAGAAAGTTTATGTCGATGCTTGAAGACTTCTGGCTCCCTAGAAGAGAAGGTTCAAGAGGCACAGAAATTTCAACACTCCCTGGAGGACAGAATCTTGGAGATCTTGATGACGTCAATTACTTCAAGGAGAAATTATATCAATCGCTCAATGTCCCAATCTCAAGAATCAACCAAGACAACAACTTCCAACTCGGAAGAGCATCAGACATCTCAAGAGACGAAATAAAGTTTTCAAAGTTTATTAAAAGAATTCGTAAACAATTTGCTGAAGTCTTTAACGAGATTCTAAGAGTTCAATTAGTTTTGAAGGGTGTTTGTACACAAGCCGAATTTGAAGAAATGAGACAGTATATCTCATACGATTATCTTAAAGATATGCATTTTGATAAACTCAAGCAAGTAGAATTGCTTAATGATCAACTTGCTGTGTTAAGAGATGCATCAGAGTATGTTGGCAAATACTTCTCAATAGAGTATGTACGTAAGGTTATTCTTGGTCAAACCGAAGAGGATATTGCACGTATTGATGCCGAAATTATGAACGAGATTGAAAGAGATCAGATAAAATCACAAGACGATTTGGACTGGAGATCAGGTGAGCCTATGGAAAGTTTTTCTGATGCAGGTCAGTATCATAGTATTGAAAAAGATATTGTGAAAATAAATAATAAAAATACAGAAGAGTAATATGCCATTACCGTATAGTAAACAAGAGTTAGCAGATTGGATTTTACGTAGACTGGGTGCACCAGTAATTAACGTTGAGATTGCTGATGTGCAACTTGAAGATTGCATTGACGAAGCTGTACAATTTTTTAATCAATACCACTATGATGGTGCTCAAAGATCTTGGCGTACTATTAAAGTTGATGCAAATTTACTTAACCGTAATAACAGAATCCATCAAAACTTAACTGCTGAAAAATTTGATTCAGATTTATTACTGACTTATAGAGTCGGTGCTAGAGTAATGTTAAAGAAAGATAATGTTCAGGGTAATAGAATTTATATCAAACACGATTCTGAACAAGCTGTCTATCAATATGATATAACCGAAAGCGGAGGAACACATGTTCTTGATTCTGATGCAAATGGATACAGATTAATTGATTCAGATTTAGATTATTCTGATGGTTTTTTAAACACACTTACATATACACAAACTTTGGTCAGTCAACAAGATGGGTTTAACAAATATTTTACTGAAGAATTAGTTTTACTCGAGGATGAAAATATCATTGTAACAGAGGCTGGGCAAATTGGTGTTAAAGTTCCTGACAGTATTGTAAGTGTTACAAAAGTATCAAAAGTAGATTCCTTTACTCAAGCTGGTATGTACAATTTTGAATACCAGTATTTCTTAAATAATTTTGATATGTTCTATAGTGGTGCAGGTGCTATGGGACTTTCGAATTATTACACACAAAAATTAAACGTTGAACACATTGATTTTATGTTAAACACAGCACCAGCTATTAGATTTAATATGTATAAAAGCAGATTATATCTTGATGTTGATTGGAATAGAATTAGCAAAAATAAAGCTAGAGGTGATTTTTATCTTTTGTGTGAAGTTTATGAAGTCGCTGATCCAGAAATTTCTGGTGAAGTGTATAAGAATACGTGGTTGAAAAGATATGCAACTGCGTTAGCAAAGCAGCAGTGGGGTTCAAATCTTAAGAAATATCAAAACACAGAGCTACCAGGTGGTGTACAATTAGACGGTCAGGGCTTGTGGCAAGAAGCGACTACAGAAATCCAGGAACTTGAAGAAGAGTTAAAGAACGCAACTCTTGAAATGGATTCGATACTATGGGGATGAAATAATAAATAAAACATGGTTAATATTAACAAAGATTTTTTAGATCTAGATGATAAAAACAAGTTTACACAAGACGTTAAGAATGAATTAACTAGTCGTGTATTCGTTGAACTTGAAGATATCAAGCGCACAATGGCCAAAGATTATTTAAAGAGAGACGAAGATGAATCTCAGTGAATGGAAAAAATACCAGACTCTCACGTTTAGAGAAGATCTGAAGACACAAATGAGAGAAGGTATTGACTTTACTTCACACTTCCTTTTTAGTGAGAGTGAACTTGAAGAAATTCGCCAAGAAGTTGTTATCGAAAGTTTCGAAGAAGTTGTTGAATTTACTGAAGAACTTGATCTAGATTTTAACCTTATTGAAGATTTTTCTGATGTTCAAGAAGTATTAGATTTTGTTCCTAACGAAGATGGAACAACTATGGATCTGGTTTTCGAAATGGATTTAAGTCTTATCGATCCTTCTATTAATGGTCTTAATAAATTAAAAGAACATCTTTTTGCTGAAGATTATGAGATGGAAATTATTGACGAAGAAGACTTAGAAGAGAATAAAGAAGGTAGAGCAAAAGTAATTTTCAAAAGAGCTAAGGGCGAAGTCAAAAAGAAAAAGATTTGTGGTCCTGGTATGAGATTGGCTGGTAACAGATGTATTCCGCAAACTGGTTCTCAAAAGTCTAAAGAACGCCGTAAAGGTATTAAACTCAAAAGAGCTAAAAAAGCAATGGGTACTGGTGCTAAAAAGAAAGCTTCTTTGAGAGGAAAGATCACTAAGCGTAGAGTTAAAGGTAGATCTAGATCTTACGGAAATACGATTAATTAAGGAATTTTAAAATGACTATTCAAGTAACTGCAAAACAAGTAGGTAATAACGGTTCAACTACTGCAAACAGAGTTGTCTTAAATGTATATGAAGCTGATCATACATTAAATGATTCTAACTTTACATTTACAAATGACAACGGTTCTGTTGTAATGCAAGCCAGAAGAATTGAATCTGTAATGAATTGTGGTCCTTCACCTGTTACAATTGACGGTAGACAGTACGAAACTGGTAGATGGGAGTTATCTATGATTGGCGGAGTACAGCTAGCTGCTACTAACTCATGTGCCATTGTTTTTGATAACACTGCTACCGGAAACGTGTTTATTGAATTTAGGAGTTAATAATGAAGTTAATTAAAGAAGATATTACTTTAAATGATTTGTCTATTCTTACAGAAGGTAAGGGTGCACAAAAAAGAATGTATATCACAGGTCCTTTTCTTCAAGCTGAGAAGGTTAATAGAAATAATAGAATTTACACCGAACAGGTTATGGATAATGCTGTTGAAAGATACACAGCTGAATATATTAATGAAAAGAGAGCTTTAGGTGAATTGAATCATCCTGCTGAGCCAGTAGTTAATCCTGAAAGAGCGGCTATCATGACCGAAAGTCTTAAAAAGACTAAGGGTGAGGATGCTGTGTATTACGAAGGTAAAGCAAAAGTGCTTTCAACTCCAATGGGTAAAATTGTTGAGAACCTTCTTTCTGATGGTGTAAAGATTGGTGTATCGTCTCGTGGTTTAGGTTCTTTGAATCAAACAAGAGAAGGTCATAATATGGTAGGGAACGATTTTATTCTTACCACTGCTGCTGATGTTGTGTTTGATCCCTCGGCTCAGTCTTCGTTTGTCGAAGGTGTTTTTGAACAAGTAGAATGGATTTACGAATCAGGTATTTGGAAACAAATTGATTTAGATTACCAAAGAGAAAAATTAAAAAGAGCTAGTACTATTGAGCTCAGCAAAGTTAAGTTAGAAGTATTCGAAAGCTTCTTAAAGACACTTTAATATAAATAGATTAACGGAGTTAATACAATGGAAAAGAATAACGATTTAATGTCAGTGATTGAGGATCTTTTGGAGGCAGATATGACTAGCCAAAAGAAAGTAAAAAATCCTCAAAATAAAATGGCTGAAGAAGAGCAAGTCTCTGAAGCGCAGGATAAGACCGATAAGGCTATTGCTGCTAATAAACTTACATCAACTGCAAAGCCTACATCAGGAAATGCATCTGATAATTCATCTGAAGTCATTGGATCTAATAAAGGTGCTGCAATGGATGCTGGCGGTGACAAAGACGTTGGAGCAAAGAACAAAGGTGAAATTGCATCTGATGCTGCCGATAATTCTAAGGAAGTTCTTGGTTCAACCAAAGGTGCTGCTTTAGATGCTGGCGGTGATAAGGATGTAGGTAAAATGGGTAGCAAAGAAAAAGGTAATCCATCTGACGCATCTGCTGAAGTTGAAGCTGATAAAGGTCCACACGATCAATCAAAAGACGAATCTGTTGAATTAACTGATGATGAATCAATTGAAGAAGCAGGACAAGATACTAAAATCGTTAAAAATGCAAACGATGATGAGCTTCCTGATGAAGAAAAAGAATCAATGAAGAACATGAAAGAAGGTTCTGACGAAGATGATGATTCTGATGATGATTCTGATGATGATTCCGATGATGATGAAGAAATGGAAGAGTCAGTCAACGAAGAGATGGAATGGGATTGGGATGCCATTGATGGCTTGTCAGAAGAAGATTTTAACGAGCTTGTAAACGAACTTACTGAAGAAGAGTTAGTTGAGTTTAATTCACGTTTCGAAGCATTGGTCGAATCAGAAGAAGTAAATGCTGATGAAGTTGTTGAAGAAGCTAATGATGACGATGTTGTTGAAGAAGCTAAAGATGACATGGATTCTGATGAAGATGACGAAGATGACGATGACTCAAAAGATATGGACGAAGCAATGGATCCAGTAGGTAAAGAAGATGGTGATATTGATAATGATGGTGACAAAGATAAGTCAGATGATTATCTTGCTAAACGTCGTAAAGCTATTTCCTCAGCAATGAAAAAAGAAGAAGTAGAATCTGAAGATGATGATGAAGCAGTAGAAGAAGCAACAGGTGAGACACTTGAGAAAGCTCCTACAAAGTCACATAACGATCCTATGAGACCACCACAAGAGAAAGGTGATAATTCACCTGAAACCAAAGGCGGTAACCCAGGTGAAGGCCCACATGATCAGTCTAACGATCCTATTGAAACTTCTACAAAAGCAAATCCTAAGGGACCAGTTAAAGAAGATCTTGAAGATATCACTGAAGATCTTGATGAGTCTTTTAAAGAAAAAGCAAAAGTAATTTTTGAGACAGCTGTAAACGAAAAAGCTAATATGATTAAAGAAGAGCTTGAGTTACAGTATGAAGAAAAACTTGATGAGCAAGTCGAAAGTTTGAATCAAAAATTAAACGAATACATGGACTACGCTGTAAATGAGTGGATTGAAGAAAACCAACTTGAAATTAAATATTCACTTCGTACAGAAATTGCTGAAAACTTCATTCGTGGAATGAAGGATGTTTTCGAGTCAAACTTCATCGATATTCCTGAAGAAGAAGTATCTGTAGTTGATGAGTTAACTGAGGCAGTTGAATCTTACAAAGAGCAACTCATCGAGCAATCAAACGAGCTCGAAATGGCTAAAAAAGAAATTTTGAATATCAAGAGAAAAGAAATTGTTGAAGAAGTCGGAAGTGACCTTCCACAGACACAAAAGATCCGCTTAGAAAAGTTGTCTGAGAATGTTGAGGCTGACGAAATTGACGAGTTCAGATATAAGATTGAACAACTCAAAGAAGGTTACTTTGATGAGTCATCTGAACAACCACTTTTAAGCTCATTGAGTGAGGAAGTGTTCGGTGGTACTGTTATCGAAGAAGATGATAGTTCTATTTCACAGTATGCGAAATTCCTTTCAAAGACTGTAACTAAGTAAGAAAATTGTAGAGTAATAAATATTTAAGAAAATTAAGACATAATACTTTTTGAATAGGAGAAAAACAATGTCAACCGATATCCTTATGGAAAAATGGGCGCCGGTAATCAACCACGAAGATCTTGATCCAATTAACGAAAGAGATAAAAAAGCGGTTGTTGCTCAGGTTCTCGAGAATACAGAAAAAGCTCTTCGCGAAGAAGCAGGCATGATTGATGAGTCATCACTCTCAGGTGCAGGTTTCGGCGGCGCATTTTCAGGTGCTGGTTCAAATGCAACCATCAACGCAACAGGTCGTGCAGGTTACGATCCAATTATCATCTCGCTTGTACGTCGTGCAATGCCACAGATGATGGCTTTTGATCTTTGTGGTGTTCAGCCAATGTCAGCTCCGACTGGCTTGATCTTTGCATTACGTGCTCGTTATGGCGACACAAACACAGATCCAAATGCACGTGAAGCATTCTACAACGAAGTCTTCCCGAACTTCTCAGGTAAAGCATTCAACACAGGTTCACCAGCTACACATGCTGCGGGTTCTGGTTCAGCTGCTGATACAAACCCATTCAAACCTAACCGTGCATCAAATGCTGGTGCATCTGGTTCTGATACAGGTGCTGATGATAACCAAGATGGTGTAGTATTCGTTAACGATCCGTTTAGCGATACCGTTGGTACAGATCCTGCACTAAACGAAAACTACGATATCAGTGGTGGTCCAGGTACTTCTGGTTATGGTATGACCACAAGAGAAGGTGAAGGGGACAACTTCCGTGAAATGTCATTCACAATCGAACGTACAGCTGTCGAAGCAAAGACACGTGCGCTCAAGAGTGAGTACACCATGGAATTGGTTCAAGACCTTAAAGCTGTTCATGGTTTGGATGCAGAAGCTGAGTTGTCAAACATTTTGTCAACTGAAATTCTTGCTGAAATTAACCGTGAAGTAGTTCGCACCATGATTAGCCAAGCTAAGTATGGTTGTGATGGTCTTACAAATGATGGTATTTTTGATCTTATTGCTGACGGTCAAGGCCGTTGGTCAGTTGAGCGTCAAAAAGGTCTTATGCTACAGCTTGAAAAAGAAGCAAACAAAGTTGCTTTCGAAACACGCCGTGGTAAAGGTAACTTCATCCTTTGTTCAGCAAACGTTGCATCAAGCTTGACAATGGCTGGTCTTCTTGACTATTCATCAGGCTTACAAGACAATCTTAACGTTGATGTAACATCTGGCGTATTCGCTGGTACATTGAACGGCCGCATGAAAGTCTATGTTGACCCATATGCAACTGGTGGTGATTACGCTGTCGTTGGATACAAAGGTTCAAACAACATGGACGCAGGTATGTTCTATTGCCCATACGTTCCGTTGCAAATGGTTCGTGCAGTTGCACAAGAGACATTCCAGCCTAAGATCGGCTTTAAGACTCGCTACGGCATGGTCTCAAATCCTTTCGCAGCTGGTGCTGGAGCAATCCAGTCACAGGGTCTTGCAGCAGCAAACTCAAACGTCTACTACAGAAAGTTCCGCATCGACAACGTCTAAGATTAGACGTCGTGTAGAATTAAAGGAGCACTGCATAGCGGTGCTCCTTTTTCTTTTATAAATATATCATGGCTTTATCATATAACGACATATCATCTAGAATACCTGAACTTTCATATGTTCCACCACAGAATTTTTATGCTGTGATTGAATTGTTACCCGCTGTTGTTTTTAATATACAACAACTTCAGATTCCAACTCTCAATGGAGGGGAAGTTCCCTTACCTAATAGAATGAACCCTTCCCGTACGTTTATACCTGGTAACGGTTTAGATTATTCTTCATTGGATATTACTTTTTTAATCGATAAACAATTTGCAAATTATAGATCAGTACTTGAATGGTTAAAAGGAATCAACCATCCTGAAAACTTCGATCAATATAATAATTGGGTTAATAAATCAACAAGTTCAACACAGTCGGGTTTTTCAAGTACAACATCAAATATTACTGTGTTTGGTTGTGATGCAGGTAACAATCCATTAATTCATTGGAATTTTAAAGATTGTTTTCCTATTAGCTTAGATGGACCTAGATATGATGCAGCATTAGCAGACATTAATTATATTACATCAGTTGTGTCATTTAGATATACATACTTTGAATGTCAGACATATACTGACGGCAGATTAAATAACGATAAAATTTAGGAGTTTATCATGGCGAAGAAAAGACAAAGAGCTAAACAAGTTTCAAAAGGTATTACACATCAACAACCAAATAGATATAGTAAGATAGCTAGAAGAGAACACTTGGCTTCAGGTAGTAGATCAGATGCTCAGCTTCAAGCACACCTCAAGCTTAAAAATGTTGTTCTCACAATACCAAATCCTAATACAAACGAAACTAATAAAAAATTTATTAAAGTTAACGCAAAAGAAGTTTGGGGAATTCCCAGGAGGTAACAATGAGTATTTTATCAGGTGACAACCCTTTTTATATTAAAGAAGTAAAGTGGGTTAGTCCAAAACATGATGAAGAACATGATGAGGTTCATACTCAAGCAGCGGTTAAACATGGTACCTATCCGGATCATGTTCATAAAATGTTACACCATCTTAAAGATAAAAATAATTATCACAAAGCTATGAAGAATGCTAAATCAATGACAGTAAGTCCCGTATCTGTTAAAAAGATGTCTAATACAGATGCAGGTTCTAAACCTAGACCGGGTGTTATAGATAAAGAAAAGTCTAATAGAGTTAGTAAACAAATGTCAGGGTCGAAACCGGTAACAAAGCCTACAGTACTACATGATACGCATACAGGTCATACCCACTTACTAGCTGGTAATACTAGATTAACTCATAACACACATCGCGGTACTGGACATACACCGGTACATGCTATAACATATGATTCGAGTAAGCAGGAGAAATAAATGAGTTTATTAACAGGTGACAATCTATTTTACAATAAAGTTGTTGTAAACGAATGGAACGAAATCGAAGAAGATGCTATCTATGAAGAAGATGGCAAAAAAGCTAATGTTAAGCTTAACAAACCATTCCTTACACCCGATGGTCCTAAAAAGAGATCAGTATATGTAAAGAACGAAAAAGGCAATGTTATCAAAGTTAACTTTGGTGATCCGAATATGGAAATCAAAGCTGATAACCCGGAACGCAAAAAGTCATTTAGAGCTAGACACAACTGTGACAATCCTGGCCCAAAAACAAAAGCTCGTTACTGGAGTTGCAAACAATGGTAGATGGTGTTGAAGAAATATTTGGTTTTGCATCTAAGAGCTCAAAAAAAAATGTTGTTAAAGTAAAAAAAAGAGCTCCTGAAGAACCAAGTATGCAAGATCGTATTAAGGCTATGAGAAAAAGATATAATGATCAAGGTCAAAATCGTGGTGGTAAACTCAAGTATAGAAAGCCTGTAAATGCTAATGAAGGTATTATGACTGGTTCAGTATCAACAACACCAATTACACCTCCACAAAGTGCTGCAGCATTGACAAAGAAAAAAGACAGGGAACAGAGAATTAAGTCTGGGGCAAATGTTGGAGGTAGAACAGTAAAAAAAGATGCAGATGTTCGTAGAGTTGGTGGTGTAACTAGGTCAAAAAGATTAACCAGTAATGCTAAGTTTAGTGTAAAAAGATCTACACTTAATAAAGATAAAGAAATAAAAACTCAATTGAGAGCTAGGCCTACAACACCAAATATGTTTAAAA